GGATCATAAGGTAATTGGTATTACGAACGCTAATGCCACCACCCACAATACGCGAACCGTCCTTGAACAGATGGTCGCCAATCTGTGAAACCTGATCCTGAAGAATAGACTGGATTTGGGTCAGTTCACGGGCTTGAACCGCGTAACCTGGCTTGAAAAGCACTCGGAGAAAAGCCTTGGCGGGATCGTAATCGTCGTAATACGGATTGATATTGAAGATACTTGGATCGTAAGCCATTGTTTCCTCTTTAGAAGCCTAATCGCAGACGGAATTCTTCAGATTGTCCCTTTACTCGTGAAATCGGGCGTATATTGTTTATGTATATGATTTCACCAGAGGTTGGATCAATGTCAGGCAAGGATATACTAGTAACAATATACGAACCAAGAGTGCTGCCAGTTATGCCGTTTTGTGCAACATTTGCAAAGTTGCCAAACACATCTGCCAGATACAACCGACCGCTGGACGAATTTATAAATTCCCAATTGTAAACCGTTCCACTTGCGTAGTTGCCAAATGCGTCACCGCTTGAACCTTGTTGCACAAAGTCGCCATTTGAAAATGAGTTTTGAGTCAGGGCAGCAGAGGTCACATCTATACCACCTGTTGCACCACTAACACTTGTTCCAAGAGACAGAATGGTAAGACCAGTATACGCAGGAGTTTCGTTCAGATCAAAATACGGACTACCTACTTCCACAATTCGGAACAGGTCGTATACGCCACCCTCGTTTACGAAAGAATTAGTAGTAGGATTGTATACCCATGCGTACTCTCCGTAACGGGGTGTAACACCCGATGGTGCAGCAGAAGCACCGCTTCTGCTACCAATCACTTTAACAGACCCACTCACAAACGAATTGCGTTGTGTTCTAACTGTTAGTTTGTTGGTTTGTTTGGAAATCAACACACCCACGGTGTTTATATCGTAGCCGTAAGAAATACCTGCGGACAGACCTGGGTTTGAAGACGCAACAGTTGTGCCAGCAGGTATGGTTTGTGTTACTGTTTCTCCTGTAATAAATCCAGAAAGATCAGCAGACGAAGCAAACGACAGTATTAGGTCGTTTGGACGAGACTGGTATGTGGTATAGTTTCCACCAATATTTTTTACTTTAACTGTTAGTCTGCGTTCGTTACTGATATCCGATACTGCTTTTAACTGCTCTATTTTTGCTCCAACCGATGACTCTGTTCCAAACATAAAGTTTCTAATACCACCATTAAAACCATTAGTCTTCCACCCGTCTAGCGTTCTACTTGTTTCGGTTCCATCGTATACAAGTGTAACATCTCGGTAATACGGATCAGCAGATCCCGCAACAGTTTGAGAACCGTCATTTAGAACAGGATTTTTTACTATTCCGAATTGACGATACGAGCCACCACCAACAAACTTGTCTTCGTCGTCTTCTAACACCTCAATAATAACAATAATATCCTTTACATTCAGTTCTTTAAGAATATTGCTGCCGTGTCCACCTTTTGGTGCTAGTACGGCTGTAATGGTTGGGTGCACTTTGGTGGGTTGTGTTGAAATGGATGTAGTGACGAATACTGATGTTTGTGTATAGTCCTCACCGCGATTTATGAGATTAACTCCACCAATAGTATTGTCTGAATTCATTACAGGGAATGCGTAGGCACCACTTCCGTCCCCTGTGATGCGGATTCGTGGCAGGATTTCAAATGCCGTAAAATCGACTCCACCCGCTGATGGATTGGTAACTGTAAAATCCAAAGCGTCGTTTTGCACTTTAAAATAAACTAAATTGTTTCCGCTGCCAGTATAGCCGCCTTCTGTAATAACCGCGTAATTGTTTATGGTTTGCGGATTGGTTGTAGAGTTAACCACGCGAAGAATGTATCCAGCCTTGTTACCTGGGGTTTCAATATTTGAGCGGTCTTCTGCTCGGATATACACAACCTTTTCGCCACTGCTTGTTTCTGTATAACTTCCCAAGCGAATAGGCTGGTTTGATGTGCCTTCTCGTTTTTCAGTTTGGCTGTAAACAGCAGCAGACACACCGCCGTTTGTTATGAAATCCAAACGAGTAATTTCTCCCGAAACTGCTGTAGCCTGAACAGCGTACTGATTGGTAGTTTCGGTGTCGTCTCTACTGGTCACAAAATCAATGGGAATATAGTCAGTTAACTCATACGGCAGATCGGATGATCGAACAGTAGCCAAATACTTCCATGTGTACCCGTCTGAAAGAGTAAAGGGAGTAGTAAGCGTTCCGCTTGGTTTTACTGTAGACGCTGTGCCTTGTCCGTTATAGGTTCCGTCCACGGTTGGACGAGTTAAACACTTATACAGGTTGTTTTCGTCTGTAATCACATAAAAAATCTTGGGATCGTCGGTGTCAAACATGCCTTCACGGTCACTGTATTGGTCATAAGTTGTTCCGCTTGTCCACTCGTAGCGGGGCAGAGCAAACAGGATATTTTTTGGATTCAGTTTCTTATAACCAATAATGTTACGCATTATCTCGCGTTCGTTTTCATCGCTGTCAGGATACTCTGCTGTTCCTGGGGTTGGTGGGCTGTTGTCGCCACCACTAGTCTGCCACGCTGTGGGCTTTCCTGCAAAGAAAAAATACTGGTTATCGTTGCGTTCCAGTTCGTTCAGGAAGCCTTCAGCATACGACCGCTTGATTGACGCTTTCAGATAGGCAGGCATAGGATCTCCGTTTTACGCACCAGTGTTTTCCAAGTAATCATATGTATCGCCCGACAACACCGTTCCTCCCGACAAGACTGTACCCTTAGACTTGTAAACCGTTTCGGGCATGTTTAAGAAATTGGTAATGGTTATGCCTGCAAACGACATACCATCAGGAATGGTTAGCAGGTCTTTGGAATTGGGGTGGTGAGCAATACTCCAATAGGTTAGCCCCTTTTCGTAACCGCTTGGGTGAGACAAATAAAACGAATCTGGAAGTTTAGAGTCTAAATTATATTTTCTTGACAGATATCCGTAAACCTGTTGTCTTTCTTCTTCTTGAAGTTTACGATCAAATACAATTATTTCGCTAATAACTCCACCAAACGAATACGAAGGAGTATTGGTCTGAACTGATGTGATCCAAGACGATGATCCGACCGCTCCTGTGCCTGTAGCACCAGAACTAACATTAACTCCAATTCTTCCCAATAATATATCTGATGAGTTAAATTGCTCTGGATTGGAAGCAAAAAAATCTTCTTGTTGCGGTAAAAATGTTTCATCTGCCATTAAATTACCTCTTTCTTACACACCAAATCGGTTTCTTAACGAATTGAAGTTTTGTCTAATTTCTAAATCATTAAGAGCACGCGAATACACGCGAACACAAGAAACAGACCCCTCATATCCCCAATTAAATCCTAAACCATCAACGGATCGCCTTCCTGGATAGTCTGATTGGTTTTGTGCTGGTCTTCTATCACCTATAGTCAAGAAAGGATTAGAAACATCATAAGTTTGTTTTCCGCTAAATTTTTGAGATTCTACCAAATTGCCGTTTATGTACATTTTCATTGTGGTATATGATCCGTCATACTGGGCAACACACACCACATTACTCCACACACCAGCAGGCACACTACCAACAGGCGAGTTAATACCATAAGATGTTGTTCCTAGTCGTAATATCCAACTCGCTCTTCTGTCTCCTGATGGAGCGTTAAAGAACGGACGACCGCCTGCTCCCATATACATGTAATTAGTTTTTGCTGTTACATTTCCTAATGCTGGTTTAATCCACGCCTCCCATGTACTGTTTCCACTGTCACCAAGATTAAGTCCATTCTTGCTAGTAATTAAACCACCTTTCGCGTCAAACACAGCAGATCCGTTTCCGTCTGAAGACGAATAGCCAACATAATCGTATACTTCAGAAATATTTCCTGATGCGCTCAAATCGTAAACCGTATTTGGTATATTGTTTGTTAATTCTTCAATAGACACTTCGTTACCGTCAATCAAATCAATTCTTGGTTGTGCAAAATACACCAAAGTTCCTGGGATACTGCTACCGTACAAAAATGTTCTCAAAACGGTAGAAGATGTACCACTTTGCCATATTTTATCTCCCTCTGAAAGTGATGCGTATGTTGTACCACTTCCAACAGTATAGAATCCGCTGTTTGGATGGTTTGCTCCAGAAGCACTTCCTGAAGGATGGATGTGTCCAACCAACAAAACCCATTGGTTTTGTTTTCCATCATACGGTAAAGATGTAGACCCATTAGAAGAAAAATACGGATTAGTAGTGGACGATCCGTTAGACCTCTCATATGAAGATTCGTTGTTTCCAAAATAAACATTACCGTTTCCAGCCACGGCACGATTTACCCACACAGAAAATCTATACAATTTTATGCTGTCAATTGGTACAGCAGGGGCATAAAAACCACCATTACCATTAAACGAAGCGTTAGTATTAATAGTAGAAAAATTAAGTGCTTGCCAAACAATTTGTTGCTTTCCCCAAGGTCCATTTCGGTATCCAACTTCATTATTTAAAGCGGTTCCGAAGCGAGTATAACCTGTTGGATACGACGACCGCAATCCAACTCCACTAATATCACTTGTTGCAGGGAAAGGATACAGTCCAATACGCCCAATTCTATACTTTACTCCGTCTGCAAGTCCAGTCAACCCAACAAGAGTAACATTGGTTGGTGTTGTTCCTGTTTTAGTTCGTGTCACTTTATACCAACCGTTTCCAAGATTTTCAATGGTTCCTGCTGCTGAATCGTTAGAACCCAAACCGTAAATGTAAACATTTGCAGAAGTAATAGCAGATCCATCTTCTTTACGAATAGTGGCAGTAAATGTCCAAGTGGTAGAAAGCAAAGAAGCATTTCTCCAAGCAGAAGGAGTATTTATGTAAACATTTTTACTGGATGATGGTATAAATTCATAAACTTCATCTGAACCTAAATTTGCTCCACCGTCTTGTGTTACTCGTGTAACAGCAGGAACAACTGTGGTTCCGTCACGCCTAAACATAGACGGACTCAATGGAGCCAACACATCTATTGAAGTTTCTGTTAGAGGGTACGGGTCTAACAAATTTTTATTTTTAGACAACACAAATTTATCAAGACACGCAGTTTTTCCTGGATCAAAACTGTACACCAAGTTTTTAGTGACAATAAAATTGTCAGATTGTGGTGCAGTCAAAGAAATAATACTTCTTCCAGTTGTTGGCGATTGATTTGTAGCAATGTCGCCATTAAGGAAAGATTCAATTCTGTTAGAAGAATCTCGTCTTGCTTCTCCCACACAAATTCCCATACACACACCAGACACATGAGGATCGTATGCTATAAAATTCTGCAATGCTCCGTCAGTATCGCCTTGTGGTCGGAAACCAACCAATCCAGCAGGCGGCAAAGACGCTCCTGGATAAAATAGTGTTCCGTTTGGCAGAACGGAATAATACGAAGAGTTCTGTACTGACGGATTTCTGTCTAGTGAGTTATATGAACGGCTAAACAACACAGAATCCATTCGCAAATTATTTCCAATAGCATTGCTGTTTCTGGATGCAAGCAAACCGTAACCGTAACTAACACCCTCTAATGTGGTTTTATAGACTATAAAAATATCTGCATCATCTGTGATTTTTAGAGGACGCTTAAGATACATGTGCTGACCATTCATCAATTTTTCTGCGCTACTGCCTGCTGCTGTGAACCCCATAGAAATACCTTGAGCAAGGCTAATTCCACCGTAAGTTGTTTGTGGAGAAAATACTAATCCACCGTTGAAAGAAATTCCAGTAGCACCACCTGCTGCGGCAGTTTGTAGGGTTGGTCGAAGTTTATCTACTGTGAGTCCTGCGTAATTTTCAACGGTTATGCCCGAACCAGTAACCACCCACGACGGCACAACAGGTGTGCCTTTATACGACATTTCCAAAATTTTGATGGATGTGCCTGCTCCGCTATATCCAGAAGTATCAGCGTAGAAAGTTAGTCCGTATCCAGCGTATACTGTTCTATACGAAACTCCGTTTACACGATACACAATGTTGGGTTCTGCGTACTCAATTTCGCATACAGTATTGTCGTGAAACGAAGAGTCTGCACTGGCAGTAACAAGGTCTGGTCCTTGCTTATTACTTTCATAAGCAATCAGTCTTCTGCTTGCTAAACCTCCTAAAAATGGTCCATACGAGTAAATGGCATAATCAATACTTGTAAAACTAGCGTTTGTGGCAGGATCACTATTCAATCCAGCCATAAAAAGACGATCCGTTGTAAATCCACCACATTTTCCGTTCAGCAAAAACGAAAGTTTGGTAATTGGGTTTGTGGCATCGTGAACACTTCTAGTCCAAGCAGTAGCAGATGCGTTTGTCCATATGTCAGAAACACCGTTCCACTTGTCCCATGTGGGCGGAACGGCATGGTTGCGAGACGGTGACGCATCTCGCCACACATCCACACTGGCTCCATTGGCAACCGCACCACACACACCAATATTTTCAGGCTTCAGCCACAGCACTAGCCCACGCATGCCTTCAGGTGTCAGAGCAGTTTCTTTGCCGTTAAACCATGCAGTTGTACTGCCTAGTGGAGCACCAAGCGGATCGTGAGCAGTTTTGCCCCCTTCAGGCACGATACAGTATGTGTAGCCCAAAGAAGTGCCGTAAAATAGAGTTCCAAGTGGAGCAGTTTTTCCGCTAGGGCCAACTTCGCTAGTGCTGCCAATATACGGATTGTAGCCCAACGGGTACAGGTCGCCTTCGGCTCCACACCAACCACCCCCACCTGTCAGACCGTTTGCTCGCAGATCAAGAGTGGTTCCGCTAGTGTACGGTGTATAGTTTCCAATAATTGGATCGCGGAAAAATGTGCCTTGTGCAGAAGTATTTGGTGTGTTTTGCAGAGCGTCATTCACCAAAATAGAACCAAACATCCGCATTCCTGCGGGATGAATCAGGTCTTTCAGCACAGAGAAATAGGTGTCTAGGCTTACCGCAGACTTTAGTTCATACGAAAAGTCTTGGTAGTAGTGTCCGTCTTGAATCTTTTTGGTGGACGACAGTTTTCCGCTGTTGTTGGAATAGTATCCAGGGTAACGAGTAACTGCTGTGGGACGGGCAAACACCACAGCCGAACTCAAGTTGCCTGTTTGGCTAATAAACGACACCGTGACTGTATTAAAGTAGTTGATGCCTGAATTCTTTACACCGATCTTTTTAATGGTTCCACCAAGACCTGTCTGCTCAATAAACGCAGAAAAGCCTATACCCTTGTCATCGGTAATGTAAATTTCGTCTCCAACGCGGAAATCTGACCCAGGTGTTTGGATAAAGAAGTCAGACAATACGCTAAAAACTGTTTCTTGATACTGTTGTCCGTCTACTATAAAAGTAACAGGAACAGTAGACACAAAATTGCCAACCAAGTTGTTCAAGAAAAATTCTGTGATCTCGTAACCGTCTTGATTGTACTGAACCACCGAATCCACTTCAGCAGAAGCCACCAATTGGTTTCCAATGTACTGGTATACGCTTTGTCCTTTTGCAGAAAACAGCGTTGAGCCGTTGGACGATGTGGTTTTTAGCGAAACCTTTTCAATCCACCGACCGTCAGATGTTTTCAGCACATCCTCTTTTGGATAGTAGAAGTCAACATCGCTGTCGTACAGTACTCGGAACAAGAACTTGTACGCATTCTCTGTGCCTTTGTTACCGTAAAAGTCACGAATTTGTTTGAGAAGAGTGTTCTTGTTTGGTTTTCTGCCGCTTGTATTGGTAGCCAACACATCAGGAAATCCGTCAAGATAGGTGTTCTTGAAATGTGAATAGTATTCTTCCAAACTCCTGTCTATATCGTAAACCGAAGACAGGTTTGATACCACAAACCCAGGATTTCCCTGCTTGTCCATCCACTCGTAATACGCCTTTATGAACATGACTAGTTTTCTGTAGTCACGACGCATAAACGAAGGAAACTGCTCCTCAATAAAAGGAGCAATAACCTTTTCAAGTGCCTCGGTGGGCGTGTTGATTATAATGTTTTTCAGGTCAATCATGTGTTATGAGATAGCCGCTGCTCGTGAAACTGTTTCCGAAGACAGAGAAACTGAAACAGAATCAGAATAACCGCGATTGATTCGGATAATTCTGTTCTCTTTTACATATAAGTCTTGGTTTTGTGGTTGAACAGTTACGGTGATTCCGTAAACAATTCCTTCTGCAATCTGTGGAACAAACTTTGAATTGAGTCTGATTATTCCTGTAGAATACTCTATTGTGCCTACGCCTTTTAGAACCACAGTTTTGGCTCCACTAGTTTCGTACTTGACCACATTAAGAACCCCGTAGCCGTCGTCTTCTAGTGTGCAGTTGTAAACAGTGGTTCCGTCATAGTTTTTGTGGGGGAACATGTTAGAAGACAAAATGGAAATGTGTCCGTCGTGTGGATGATACAGCGAGTTTCCGAAATCAATCACTAGTCCTTTAGAAGAAACAATTCGCCCCACCTCTACTGTTTTTCGCAATTTAACCGTGGTTTGGTTGCTCAAAATGGACGGGTGTAGATCACTTATTCCTTTGATAAAAGCAGAGTAATAAAAATTAGAACCAAACGAATTCAATTGGATATTAGAATACGAAAACGCATACGCAACCGCAAGTGCTTTAAGTGTTCCTGCACTAATGTTCAGGGCAGACGGATTGTAGGTAATCTTACTGTCAACAACCAAATCCAAATAATCGGTGTCTACTATTTCAGGAATAATGCTGACCACAGACGCATTGTTACGCAAATTTCTGACTAGACTTTCTTTTTCGCTTGTGCTTAATGCCTGTCCCGAGGTGGGGCGAATAGCAATAAACACTTTGCCGTACTGTGGTGGCGTAACAGTTTCTCCTCCGTACACATACACAGACGCAGCATCGGGATAGTACCGATTAACTGCGGTAATGTAATCGTTTTCGGTTACTGCACGACTCTGTGACTTGTAGTATTTGGGAGCCATGAACTTGATACGAACGGATGTTTCTGCGTCTCCACCACCAGCCGATTCAGAAACAGTTTCAACGGTGCCAAGTCCACTAACAGCAGAAGTAAAATCGCTTATTCCATTAGCCGCTGCTCCATTGGTTTCAAGATATTCAATTGAAATCAGGTTTCCAGTTTCAGGTTCTTGTCCCAAGAAACCGTCACCAAAATACAGTTCATACAGTCCTTTTTCCTTTTCTTGCAGGAAAAACACCTTTGAGGTTGGAGTCAGATTTACATAAGACGCAGCCTCACTCCACACACTAGACGAGCCTGTTGAATCAGTCACAGAAGCCTGAACGCGAACACGGATGGTTGTGGTATCAACCTTATCGTTAGGAATAAGCAAAACCGAAAGGTCTTTACGATTGCGGTCGTACACATAACTAACACGACGCAAACTGCCCTCGTAAACATCTACCTCTTCAAAACTGTTGGTTGTTGTGTCTGCGTAGGCATTTTCCAATAGTATAAACTTGTATTGACTGCCTTCGGGATCGGTTCCCGTAAATTCAGTTCCACGAGCCAAGTAAGTGTCTGTGGTTGAAGATCCGCTTGAAATAGGAACGGTTAGAGTAGCCTTTGCTGCACGAGCCGACTGTGGAGTGTAGCCCAACTGCTTGGCATGAGACGCAATCGACGGACGCAGTACTGCACTGTCCAAGAACATTTCGTTGGCTACCATGTTGGCATAGAACCCTTGATAGTGGGTGTTGTATGCCATGACATCCAAAATGGTGCTCAATACAGAGCCATTGAAATTATAGTCTTTGAGTGTGTCTTGCGATTCGAGAAAAGCCTTTAGAGAAGCCTTTGCCTCGCTAAAATCTAGTCCAACCACATTCAGAGCGTTAGCGTTTGTTGCCATCAGCGTACCCTTTCAAGCAGTGTTGTTACTCTGTCTACCGCTCCAATGGACTGTACGGTATACTCTACCGCAACTTGATACTCGTTTGAATCAGGATTGGACACCACATCCACTATTATATTGTTCACTCGCGGCTCGTTCTTACGAATGGTTTCCAAGATTCTGTCGCGTATTTCAAAAGCGGTAATTGAATCCACAGGCTCAAACAGCAGCGGACGAAGCGAGGCTCCAATCTGTGGCTGAAACAGCCGTTCACCAAAAGCCGTAGACAGCAGGTTTTGAACCGCTACCTTGATGGCTTTGGTGTCTTTGGTTGCAACCACATCGCTGGTTTTGGGATTTCGGGTAAACAGCGGGTCTATATCGGTATAGACAGGCTCTTGTGGTGTTGAATTTATTTTAAGAGGCATGGCGTTTACCCATAGTTAGGTGTGAATTTATTGTTTTAGTGGACACCGAAACCACCTCTGAAAGTGAACTTTCGGGTATCCCTTCGTCGTGAACTGCGTCCAAATCGCCAATATCACACCAATGGCAGCACACAAATCCCATAGGAGTCAGCCCGTCTTCGCATTTCAAGGGGCTAACCGCAAAGAACAGTACATTATTTATTTCAAGTCCGTAACGAAACGAGCACTGGGGCAGATCAGAAACCTTGATTATTTGATTAGACCGATTTTCTAAAATATCAACCATTTCTCGGTAACGGTTCAGTAATACATCTTGTGATTCCAACAACATGCCCTGAACCCCTGTACCACAAGACTCGTGGGTAACAGAAAAGCGTTTAATGGAACTGCCGTCAGCAAATCGCCCACCGTTGTGGAACTGAAACACCATTGCCCGAGACGCACGAACAAGCAGACGCAATTCTGTCAGAGTTTCGTGAACTTGGCTGTGTGCTTGTGCCACTTTTTGCTCTTTCTTTATTTCAAGCAAAGCAGTAAACTTTTTCTTCTTTAGCATAGTCCACAACCCAACAACAATACCAACGCCAAACACACCAATAATCTCACCTATGGAGTACACCAAATCTGAATACGATGAGATGGAAGACGCTATCATCTGGTTGTTGTGCTCCCTGAACTTGCGAATGGAGACGCTACCGATGCGTTTGCTGCACCCGCTAACTGCTGAAACTCTGGTGTTAGCAATCCTCCCTGATTGACCGCAACACTCATTTTGTTACACGGATCGTTTGCTTCTCCGATTAGATTGCTGAAAAAATTGATCTGGCTATATTTTGATATTGCACCTGCTGCTTGACTAATCATGTTTACACTATCACCTGTAACTTTGTTTAGTGCTCCTGTTGCGTCGTTTATTTTTGAAGTTATTCCCTCTAGTGCGGTATTGAATTCTTTTGCAGCGTTTTCCATACCAGCACCAGACGGATTTCTTGAAAAATTATCTATGATGCGATCCAAATCAACCTGAACACCACCAGCAACACTAATTGCGTTTTGACCGTTTCCAGTCAGTACGCCAATAGAAACGGTAACATCAAGTCCCTCAATCCCAAGAGCACACCCCAAATTTGCGTAAAAATTCATGCTACCAATCACGCCCATAAGAGTTTGAGGGTTGCTTAATCTATCTGCTTGGGATTTAAAAGCATTAACTGCGCTTTGCATATTGGTTGTGTCGGCTATAATTTTATTGAGTCTGTTAACATCAACACCGCTGTTTCCAAGAGCAGAGCCAACAGTTCCTATTGTTGGTGTTTGAATAGCAGTAGCAAGAGCACCGAGTCTTCCAATAGACTGACCAAGAGCACTACTAACGCCTCCAGCCTGTCCGCCTGTAGTGTTTTGCACAAAAGACTTGCCCGATTGGCTATTGACCAAATCTTTTTGTTCGTCTGTTAGTTTTTGTTTACATGGACACGCCATAAATTACCCCACTATTACTCGTGCTGAACCGCTTGGAACATCACCACACGATGCCTGACTTGCTTCTGTGCAGACAGGAATCCCGTTTACTACAACTCGTGGATTGCCATTAATCATTGTTGCTGCGTCGTGCTCGTTGTTTCCGTGATCTTCGACAGGATTTCCCTCTACTACTATGGGATTTCCTTCTACCAAAACCGAAGAGTCTCCAACCAAAATAGTACCTCCAGCAGTATCTATGAATGCTCTACAAACCCCTGGCATTAGATCAGTCCTCCGTCTATAATACTTGGATTTGGCGAAGGATCAACAGTCAGAGACATGAGAGTAAATCCTGATTCTGTTTCGCTTGGCAAATACCCATAAGATTGGGTAACTCCACATATCCAAAACTTACCTTCACGAGACACCACATCTCCGTAAGCGTATACACGATATACGGAACTGTTTGGCTCGTACTTGCGGTGGTCGCCACGATAGTTCATTGCAACTGCACCTTGCTTGGGCGAACAGACGGCTGACCAGAGTTCAACTCAATACGGCTACCCACCACAGCCACAGAGCCATCAGATATGAATTCCACAGTCTTGCCCGAGAACGCAATACTATCAGCAGCAAAAAATTCCATCTGTTTGCCTGAAGCACGGAACTTGCCTTCGCATTGCAGATTTACTTCAGCCTTTGCAAAAATATTAATGTTGCCGTCTATTTGAATATTGCTGCCGTTGCCGTTGACTGTAAGGTTGACTGGCCCATCAACCACGACATTAAGTCCTTCTTTGCCACCAATATACACCTTTTTGTTTCCCAAACATATTTCGTAATCGTCACCCACGATTTTCTGAACTCGGGTTCCATCAGGATTATTTGTCCACCCGTTTCCAACCTCTGTGAAAGTGCCTGATGTGTGATACTCGTGGATGCGTTCTGCTCCAGGGGTATCGTCATATTCTTTTACATGACCGCTTTCGGTATACAGTACATGATTTTTTGGATACACGGCATTGTATGGGGTTTGTGGCTCGCTCCATTGGCTCTTACCGTCTTTGATTCCAGGAGCACTTTGAACATTTTGTTTGACTGTTCTTGCCCGTCTTTCTGCGACAGTTCCTTGCCCATTATTTTCTCCATTGTTTCTAGCAAGTCTGTTTGTGTCGGCTTCACCAACAACAGACACGCCAACAGGAAACACTCCATTGTTCACATCTTCGGCTTTTGCAGGATAGATTCCGCTAGGATCATCAAATCCTTTAGATGTATCAGCGTTTGCTTGTGGCACACCACCAAAAGATCCCATCATTACAGGCTCTTGTGCGTCGTCTCCGTCTCTAAAGAATCCAAACACATGAGAGCCGTTCAGGAGTCCTGTGGGAGACTGTCCAATACCAGACAGAGCAGCACTTGTAATTGGCTGCATAGGATACGCCCACGGCAGGGCTGCGGTAGGCAACTCTACTTTGTTGTCGCTATGAAATCCAAATATGCGAACTCGGCAGCGTCCAAGATACAACGGATCAGCGTTGTCCTCAACGACACCGTGCCACCACACAAATCCTTCTCGTCCTGAAAAGCCTTTCATTATACCCCCATCGCATTTCTTGAAAGTTCAAGTTTGCAACTGTAAGCAGTTCCAAAGGTGTGTCGCACCGATGTAATCAGATAATTGCCGCTAAAATTCTTGTCTGCTTTATCACTTTTTATCGCATGATCTGCCGAAAACTTTGGAGTGTACAGGTTTACAACCTGACCAACACGCTTGGTGCTGTCTCCGTATATGTCTATGGCAATTTTCTGTGTCATTATAGCATTCACATGATATTTTCGTTTCAAGAAATACGATTCAACTCCAACATTATCTACGATGTTATTTTGCTCGGTGTAAGCCGTGTAACTATTAGACGGCAAAAAGTAATACGAGCACGGTTGATTGTAGAAATACTCATCATCGTTTTTTGAGTTCTTGTAGTGTGGTTTAGAACCCAATTTCTTACAGTCTTCAAACACATCGCTCTCTCTAAACTGTATCTCTCGTTGCTCTTTACGCAGCATATCGTGAACAATCAAACGCGAAGACACAACACCACCAATAATGTTTTCTGCCATGTTAAACCGCGACACCTCTTCTAACGCCTGAACTCGGTGAAACACAGCACTCAATGGTCCATCTGTTGGAAGACTTGATGGACCTCCATCGGGTGTAGCGAGTTTATCTTTTATAAAATAGTAGTCTTGAACAACTTTTGACCCGTCTTCGATTATTTTAGTCAGGCTCTTAAAAGAGTATCCGTCAAATGTCTCGTAAAAGAAAAACGGACTGTAATCATCAACCGCATCGCTTATTCCTTTTCCTGCCAACCACGATATGGCTTTGAATGGTGTATAACTTTTTGGAAGAACAAACGAGTAATTGTCAACTGTTGGTTGAACATCAAAACGGTTTTCCCATATATGGGACGGAAAATGTTTTGTTACAACAGTTTCTATCATTTTAGAAACCGAACCGTTTACAGCATATCCGCAGCGTTGGGAATGGTTTATCATTCCACCTTCGCTTATTAGGTGCAAAGTATATTGCTGTCCTTTTCCGTTAGGATCTGGGCTGTGTTTATCCAGTTTGTAAACTCTAAAAGTTTTCTTTACTGGTTTTACATTCTGAACATCAGTCTTAAACTCTACATCTAAAAACTCTTGCCCAGTGATTGGAAGGATTTCAGGAGCATTAAACGATTCGTTCATGTACACCATTCCACTCATGTACGGAGAAAACAGGTCTTCAAACAATTCAAACTTTGAGTACAGATTAGATACATCCAATTCTTTATTGGTAACAGAAGAGCGGAGCAATAACTTGGTGAGTTTATAATCACCAGCCTTGATTAGATTGCTGCCTATCTGTTGTGCCATAATATTACACCTTTAGGAGATTTTCTATCTCTCGCTTTACACTATCCGCATAGCGTGGATGCAACACCTTTATTTTTCTTCGCAGTTCGTTTCGTTCTGTTTCATAGGTGAAATTAGAAACCGCGTATTGATTCACAGCATCTCCAGAAATTCCCATATACCCGCCAATGTAAGTTTGCCACAACGCTACCGATCCTGTGGTTCCGCTTGTTGTGCGAATTCCTACTACGGGATACCCACCACCAACCACACCTAATTGAGTGTAATCAGAATACTGATTGGTCTGTTTAGCCAAAGGATCAAGAGACGGAATCTCGTCTGTTCCGTTTTCTCCTGTTGGTCCTATTGTGGCAGTAAGACCATATGCTCTAAAATAGTTTACAGCAGTATACGAAGGCAAGACCCGTTGAATTTTGATTTGTATGCTGCTTCCGCCAGAAAGACCAACTGTTGCGGTTCCTGTCGTGAAAGAAGGCGAGTCAACAACCAACTTACACAGGGTGGGATGATATTCTGTTATGGAAGAGAATGCTCCATTTTGCTCAAGAGTTGAACCAACAAACAGATTAGTATTGTATACAAATGCGTCACTTGTATCTGTAAAAAACACAGAAAAGCCTCCGTACTTTTTCGAGATATACTCTTCCATAGCAGAGGAAGACTTATACCAATCGTGATACGGATCAATAATATCGTTGGACAAAAGAACTATCCAGTGGTCTTCTGGATTGCCGTAAACTCTATCTGCTATATGCTCGGGACGCTCTCCATCTTTTATATGGTATTCCACAAACGCACCGCGAGACGCTTTGGTTTCTTCGGACATGACCACTCTGCGAAGAATATTTCGTGCAGCAATATTTTTTGTAGCATCACCAATCTGATAGGGATACAAAAGGATTGGAAAGTTGCTGAAATACATTAGTATCCAGCCTCCACATGCTCACGAGTCATCTGTGTTACTTCACTCATTGTAAGAGTAAAAGTAACAGCAGTAGGAGCATTGTTTTGGAAAGTAGAGAATATACTGTTTGGAGTATAGTCGGCTTGGATATCCGTGATTACACACCGCCCAACCTTTGGAATGTATTCGTTTTCGGTGTATCCCACAATTCCAGGGTTTGGGGTTGAAGATAAAAATCGCACCTCAAATTCGGCAGGAACGCGAAGCATTATTTTGGTGTGTGCTTGTTTCTGTTCTGCTGATGCGTCTTTATGGGCATCAGAATCCATAGAAATGGCTGGGTGAGAATGGTATCGGAATGTATCAATGATTGCCTTGATGTTTTCTACTTCAACTGGGTTTCGTGGATAGAAATCCCAAGAAAAAGTGAATGTTCTGATACCTTTTTGTTGGAATATCTTTTCGAGACGGGGATTGATTACTGTGCCTGTAAAAGCAGAAACAGCGTCTCCCAATCCTTTAGTGTCACCAACTTTTGTAGCAAGAGCCTGAACTCCCTGAACCAGTGATTCTTTCATAGGTCCACCCAAAATATCCATTAGCCCACCAGCAACCGCCATGTTTGCTTCTTTGTAAGAAAACACATCGGTTTGATTTATTTTGGTACACATAGGCAGATAAATGGACACCATCTGGTCGTATACTGGTTCAGCCTGTAAATATTTTCCAAGTGCTGTTGCAACTGCCGTTCCTGCTCCGACCACTAGTCCAGTCTTCAAACCACTTATGCCTGCTTTCCTCAAACGAGAACCAACCGTTCCACTGGTGCTACGGAAACTTGTAACCGCTTGACCAAGCGCAGCAAGACCTCCTGCTTTTGCTCCTGTCTCAAGAGGATCAAGGTTTGCTAACTGCTCATTGAATCCGCTTCGTAACGCCAGTCGCTCATCTGAATCTGGCGTGGTTTTGCCTAAAAGTTCTGCACGATACGCACTAATTGTATCAACCTTTGCTTGTTCACTTTTAAGAGTTTCTTCTAGAATAGATTTTGCTTCCCATCCTTCCAAATCACCACGCTCAAACAGCCCACGAATATTGTTTTGATCTATTATTTTTGAAACTCGTTGATCGTTTAACACTTCAGATGCAAAGTCTGAAGACTCGCTGTCTAGTGTTGAAAGACTTGTTTGTAGAGCCTCTATATTGGTTTGGCTCTCTTGCTTTAGGGAGTCCAGTCGATTTGCCAAGTCTGGCCGTTCCCACCGCCAAAATATTTTGAACTGCATGACATGAGGAACTTCTGATTGACCAATAGCATCAGGATATTTCATAACAGACGGCTGATTTCGTGAACCACGATGTGGTCTTGGTGTGTTTTCAAGAGCAGAGATTATGGTGTCTCCGCTTTGAGGACCAACTACTCCATTTCGTATTCCACCGTAGTTTTGGGGTCTGTTGGTGGCACCAACAGGCTTGGACGATAGATTTTCTGGTGTGGATTCAGCCATTGGCTATTTTTTCCTCGTGGACTTCTACATATCTATATGCCCTACAAAGGATATTTTAGCCCAACCAACCCATCCAAATACATGGGCAACCCCACCCAAATAGTGTACCGTTCTATGTGGGAACGGCGGTTTATGAAATTCTGTGACCTGAGCGAAACTGTGCTGCGATGGGGGTCAGAAGAGGTGGTGATACCATATATCAGCCCACTTGACCGAAAACCGCACCGCTACTTTGTGGATTTTATCGTGGAGATGCGTACTACCGATGGTGGGGTAAAAACCATGCTGATTGAAGTAAAACCAAAAAAACAGACACAGGAACCAAAGAAACCAAAAAAGCGTAGCCGCAATTACCTGTATGAAGCCCAAACATGGATCACCAACAAGGCTAAATGGGCAGCGGCTAAAACTGCTGCGGAGTCTCGTGGTTGGGAGTTCCGAGTGCTTACCGAAGACGATCTGTTTAGACACAAGACATGATAACCCCGCAACAACCAAAAGAACTAAAAGCCCTACTAGAAGAGACTATTGCTGGTCTTGGTGGCACAGACCAATCGTATCTGCAATTACTGAAGTATTTGAATACCATTGGAGAACTACGCACTCCGTCACGGCTCATGGCAGGGCAGATGGTATTTTTTAAATATAAACCACAAGACGACAGATTTTTAAATTCATCTAAAGCCTACGATGTGTTTCCACTAGTAATCGTAACCAAAGTACACAAAGACGGGTTTGAAGGACTGAATCTGCACTATGTTGCCCAAAAATGGAGACGGCAATTGTTCGGTGCCATAGAAACAAATTTACCAATGCGTAGAAGCGGTGACGAGTCTCTTACCCGTTTGGGAGTTTCATACGACCGACTAAACGGATCACGAAAATTTGGTTTTTTCAAGCCCTGCTACCGACGCTATGTAATAGGTGGACTTCGTAGGCGACCCATACAGATTCCTATGGAATTTTGGGATGTGTTGGTGGATGTTGACCTTGCCCTGTTCGTGAAGGGGCGAAAGATGGGCGTTCGTCGTATGGCATACAACTCATATGTTCGTTCGGGAAACACTCCATGACATACATTCCATCCAATATTAATGAAATGATGGGCGAAATATATCGGGACAGCCTGATATACGCCAACCGTTTTGAAATGGTGTTAAACACACCCGCAATATTTGGATATCGTCCAGCATCACAAAAGCAACTAACTCTACGGTGCACTTCTGCTTCTGTTCCTGGAAGATCACTCACCACACAAAACTACAGGTTCTACGGACCACAAAGACAGTTTCCAACCGAACCTCTATACTCTGGAGACTTGACGCTTTCGTACATACTATCGGGCGATCTAAAAGAACGAGCATTTTTTGAAGAGTGGTTAAACTTTATCTGCAATCCTTTCAACTATAAGTTCGCATTTTATGACGAATACATCACAGATGGAGTAATCAATGTTTTAGACAAAAGCGATCAAGTGGTGTATTCCGCAGTAATTGAAGAAATGTATCCAAAGCAAATAGGAGAACTCATGCTTGGATACGAAAAAGACAACGAAATACTTACACAAGACATTGTGCTTGCGTATAGAAAATACACACCCGCTGTTACACTTCTACCAAATCCGCCGTCAACTACTCCTTCTGCTGCACAACAACAAGTTTCTCCGTTTGGACTAAACCTACCGCAGCAGATTCTTCCATCGCCACAACCAAGACAAACAGCATTCGCAGTAAATCCCAAAACAGGGAGAATAAATCGCTACGGCAGCGACGGAACCGTTAATGGAGTAATAAACGGACAGCAGTAATATAGATACTATACACTCTTTATTTGAACGGAGATAGCATGGAAAAACTGAAACTGACCTCTTCGCAATTGCCGTCTTATACAATGACTCTGCCAATATCTGGCATAGTAGCAAAGTATAGACCCTTTCTAGTCAAAGAAGAAAAGGTGCTTCTAATTGCTGCACAATCTGGTGACATGAACCAGATCGTAGATGCTATGCGTAACATAATTTCTGCTTGCACCAACGGACTGCTAGACACCAAGAAATTGTGCACAGCAGACGCAGAATACGCATTCCTACAGATTCGCATGAAGTCTGTTGGTGAAGAAGTAAAACCACAGATTGCTTGCTCTACCTGCCAAACAAAAACTGGAATACGAATCAATCTACAAGAAGTCAAAGTTAAGAAAGTTGAAAAGGAAAGCGTAGACTCCACCGTAAAAATCAACGATCAGATATCATTGGTGCTGCGGTATCCGTCCATGCACGATGTAGACTACAGCAAGAGTGAAATTGATGCAATTTTTGGAATAGCAAAAGACTGTATAGAGAGCGTAATTTTTGGTGACAATGTGTACGGTAAAGACGACATTGATCCCAAAGAACTAGCAGACTTCGTGGACAACTTGCTACCCGAGCAATTTGAGCAGATTATGAAATTTGTGAAAACCACCCCAGAACTAGTATACGGCTTCAAATACACTTGTCCGTCGTGCAAGAAATTGGTGGAAACGGAGGTAAAGTCTGTTTCCGATTTTTTTCAATAACGGTCTGCCACAACACACTGGCAGCGTATTACAACACCAATTTTTCACTAATACAGCACCACAAATACTCTTTGGCTGAAGTAGAGTCTCTCATACCTTGGGAGCGTGAAGTATACATAAATTTATTGATCCAATTCTTGAAAGAAGAGAAAGAACGAGCCAAGCGGCAAGGGCATCAGTAAATGGCAAAAAAAGGTCCAGGTAGGGGTAGGCGAGGGGCAGTTCCACGAGTAGGTGGACGGTTTGCTCCCACCAAAGCATCACCGTCTGCGCCTGCTGCACCTGAAATACCGCTTCCACCAGAAGTGGAAAAAGAATACACAGAAGTTGACTCAAAAATTGGTCTACTTGAAGCACTATTAGAACAACAGCGTGAACTATCTGGTGGAGACACCGAACTGTCTATGGCTGTATTGGGCAAAGGCGGTGCAAAAGGTGTTCGTGCCCAAATTGAAGAACTGGTTAGAAGTGAAAGAGGGAGGCTTCAAGACCTAGACGACCCAAATAACGCAGCAAACTTTGCAGTTATTGAATCTGCTCTGTCTCTATCTGAACAAGCAGTTCGCTCAAAAGACCGAAGAGAACAATTAGACATATACAACAAACTAAAATTCATACGAGAAACTGCTGAAAAGACAACTGGAGAAAAATCTGATATTACAAAAAAGATAGCAGAAATCATAAAACCAGTTGAAGATGTATTGCAAAAGAAAACTGGATTTGCTGCATTCGCCAAAGAAAGAATGGTATCAAAATTAAAGGCTGCTCCAGAAGCCATCGTTCGTCAGATTCCTCTTGTTGGAGGACTACTTGGCGACTATATGGCAGAAAAACGAGCAGGGCGAGAAGAACTAGAAGCGTTTGCTGGACGCAGAGTCGAAAGTATTTCTCAAGCAGGACGAAAGCAAAACGAACTGGAACGAATCCTGATGGGCAGAGGAATGGGTGGAGGTATTGCAGGAGCACCAACTCCTCCATTCCCAGGAGCAAGAACAGTAGGTAGTGTGTTTGGTGGAGCCGCAGGTGGACGATTAGCAGGCATGGCAGGTGGTGATGTTGGAGTGCTTGGACAAATTGCTGCTGATGTGCGAGTCATCAAAGAAGGAATAGTTGGTAAAAAGTCAGGAACAGAATCACTTAAACAAAAAGAAGCAGCCATAAAAAATATGACTAACGCTGCTAAAGCGGATGAAAAACAAAAAGGGCTATTTGGGGGTCTTGGAAAAACTCTTTCTGGTTTGCTTGGTGGTGGCGGACTCTTGGGCATGATGGGCGGAATGTTTGGAATGGGTGGAGGAGCAGGAGCAGAGGGGCAACCTGGAATGCTGTCCACCGTAACAGATTGGGCATCAGACAAAGCAACAGATTTGGGTCTAAAAAAGGCATGGCAAGGCACAAAAGGCATGGCTTCAAAAGCATGGCAAGGCACCAAATCTATGCTTGGTTTTGGTGCAGAGAGTGCTGCTGAAACAGCATCAAAAAGCAAATCATGGTGGAGCAGTGCATGGGAAGGCACAAAAAATCTAGCGTCTAAAGGATTGGAAGGTGCAAAGTCTGCTGGAAGTGCAGTAGTACAAGCAGGCAAATCTGTTGCAACCGAAGCAGCAGCAATAGCAGAAGCGGTTGCAAATCCAGGAGCATTTCTAAAATCCAATATGGGTAAAATTTTGGGTGGAATGAAATCCCTCGGCCCAATCACTGCTGCACTTGAGGGAATAATTGGTGCTTTCAATATATACAGCATAAAAAACGACCCGTCTCTTGGACCAGAAGAGAAAAAGCAAGCAATTGGTGCAGAAATATCTAAAAGATTTGGTGCCGCAATTGGAGGAATAATAGGAGGCGGATTAGGAACTGCCATAGGTCCAGTTGGAACCGTTCTTGGAGGAGTCGCTGGTGCTATGGGAGGAGAATGGGTAGGAAATCAAATTGCAGAATTGATTGGACCTAAAGGAATATACGATTTTGTGTCTTCCATTCCTGCTGTCGGTGATTTGATTAAAGTTGAAGGCGGAACACCAACAGCAACAACTCCTGAACAAACAACTGGTTCTGTTGCTCCTGCTTCAACTGCTTCAACTCCAGTTGGACAACAGGCTAACGCTATGGAAATAAACAGAAGAGGAACAGAAGAAGTTCGTGCGTATGCAGAAAACCAAGCAAAAGCACAAGCACAGTTTGCAAATCAACAAAGAGCGGCAGCGGCTACCATGTACAACCAAAGCAATACTGTTGTAAATAATTACAACGACGATCTGCGAGTTCGCAACAGCGAAGCCACTCTAAAAAACATGGAACGCAGCACACTATAAAAGAAAAAGGCACGCCGAAGCGTGCCCTTTTCGTGCTGCTAGGCAGGTGGCTTACTCGTCGCCAGCCAACTTCTCAAAGTAAGAGAGCGAATCCTCTACCTCGTCATCGGACTCAACCACCCGCTTCTGCTCCTTCTTTGGGGCAGGAGCAGCCGTCACGGGCTTACGCACGGGACGCGGTGTCTCGTCTTCATCATCAAAAGAGGCAGTCTCCGCACCGCCCTTTGCAGCGGACTCGTTGACACTGGCACGGATATCACCACCAAGCACCTCGTGGAGCCGTGCCTTCAACTCGTCGTAAGACTTGAAATTCTTCGGATCGGTGAACTCCTTGAGAGGATGCTGCTTCTTCCACAACTCCTCAAGAGCCTTGTCATCACCGCCGAACAGAGGAGCAGAATCAGCAAACTCACTACGCTCGTAGTTCACATACCCGTCCACCTGACGAATCTTCAACTTGAAGTCTGCTCCGCTCCAGAAGTCAAACGGATTCAGGGGCTTCTCGTCCTGATACTCGGGATTCATAGCACTCTGAATTTTCTCAAAAATCTTCTTGCCGTATCGGAACAGGAACACCTTGCCCTCGTTCTCTGGGTTCTTGGGATCGCTGACCACAAGAATGTTGCTGACATACGACAGGCGACGCTTTCGGTCACGAGCCAACTTCTTGTCGTCATCGCTACCGCTATTCCACAACTGTGAATTCAGTTCGGAAACAGGGTCTTTCAGACCAATGGTGGTGAGAGAATTCTCAATGTACCAACCACCTGGACCACGGAAACCGTGATTCCACACCCGTGCCCACGGCAAGTCTTCGCCTTCAACAGCGGGTAGGAAGCGGATCACCGCGTAGCCGTTGGAAGCCTTGTCCAATGCAGGCTTCCAAAAACGGTCATCCTTGTACGACTCTGACCGCTTGTTCAGTTTCTCCATTTCAGCCGCGAGAGACTGGTAGGAGGTGGGCGACTTGGAACGACTCTTCATATCCTTGAAACTCATGTGTATCTCCTTGTACTTGATGTACTGTGTGTTGATGTGTTGACGAACAATTCAGACACAGGTATTTAGGTAACTATACCCCAAACCCCGTGGGCTGTCAAGTGTCAAATAGGAAGTTTTGCCTTCTTTGGTAGCAGATTTAGATTCTGTCCCTCTGCCCGTATCTTTTCAATTATGGGCTTGTTCAAAAATTTAGCGGCTACTTGTGGTTCAATGCCGTAGCGTTCGCAAACCGCAATCACGGAGTCAATATACGAAACTCCGAATTTTTGAGCGTGTACTTCTACTTCTTTAGGGAATCGTGCGTTATTGACTTCCATTTCAGACCTACTTTCAATTTTATACATAAGTTAGCAGTATTTAGGAACCCGATACCCCCAAAACGGAGCAAAATGTCCAATGGGAGCAACCAGCGACAACTACAACATTGTTACTAGCGGCACTACTTATACCATAGCCAGCGATTATGTCAAGCCCGTAGGTGCAGGAGAAACTGCACATCACCAGATTGTCAAGGTTGCTTACGGCACAAACGATACTGTAAATTATGTGTCATCCAATGCTCCACTACCTGTTGGGCTTTGTGGTTCGTGGGCAACCTATAATCTAGCCAATGGCATCTATAGCACCATTGCCACTACTGTTGTTGGTTCATTGGGCACAATACCAATTGCAGGTATTTCTGGCGGAACTGCAATCGGCATTACTGTAGGAACTGTGACCGTAACTCCATACAGCGGTGCTACTTTTAGTATTAGATATTTGGCTGGTGGAAACGGTTCGGGCGATACTGCTGGTGATTATATTGCTATTCAAGGCTTGAGCGGTGGATTCCCTGTCGGCATAACTGTAGGCTCTGCTGTTCCTGTTACTGGTTCTTTTGGAATAACAGGAGGAGTTGCAGTTTACGGTGTGAGCGGTGCAACTGCTATTGGCATTACCGTTGGAACAGTTTCTATTCGCGGGCTAACTGCGGCAAGCGATACCGTAACGGTTTACGGTGGTGGAACTGCGTCAACTGTTTCTGTTGGACTTTTCGGATTTACAGGAGCAACCGCTTCTGCCATCTACGCAGACAACAACGCACTTAATGTAAATGTGAAATCTTTTGGTGTTGGAATTGATGGAGTAACTGTTAGTGCAACCAATTTGGATATTCGTGACCTAGACTACACCACAGACGATATTACTGTGGTTGGTCAGGGTGCCTCTGATGACGCTTCGCTAGCAACTGTTCCCACCTATATTAATGCAAGAGCAGCGAACGGAAATCTGTACAGAGTTGGTGGAATTACTGGTGCAGGATGGTGTGGTGCTGCCATCAACACTTATCTTGTAAACAGCGGTTTTTCTTTTACTGCTAGTGTGACTCTTGGCACAGCAGTAGGTATTTCTCAAGAATACAACAACCCAATTCAAGTAGCGGGTTCTACCTATGCTGTAACAGGAGTGTGGGTTGCGGGTGATACTGCAAACGGTCCCGTATTGGTCAAGGGCTACTCAGGTGGAGTGCTGCCTGTTGATCTTCAATCTTCTACTCTTGTAACAGAGAGCAATTTCGATACCAAGATTGCACAACTAAAGACCAATAGCGACTTCTTGATTGCAACCAAGAAAGCACTATACGATCCAACTGTGAGTGTTGGAGCACTAGACTTTAATGATGCTCTGTCCATCTACAGCCTAATCAAGAGTGCAGTAAATACACAACTACAGACTATTGCTGACACTGTAAACACTTCTACAGGAACCATCGGAGTAGCAGTTGAATCGTACACGCTACAACCGTCGTTCATGTCTCGTACCAATTATGTAAGCAACACCGCAAAGAACCTGACTGAATACAACGGAAACGCAGGATTCACCTGTGCAAACGGTATCCGCATCAAGGTGTCACGAGTGGCAACAGGAGCAAACGCTTCACAAAATGAAATCCTGTGTGTGATTTCTGAAGCAGACGCAGCACTTTACGGTGCTACAGCAGGAACCGCTTCGTACACCATGTATCACGGCGATGAAATGTTCTTTGAAGTAGACAACATCAATAAACTCAAAGTTTTCTATCCACCGTATTCGTTGAGTTTTGCTCCACACAACACAGGAAGCGGCATCACCTTCTCGTTCTACGCTTCGTAATAGGAACACTATGCTTCACTCTAGATATCGCAATAATTACTCTAGTTCGCGGTTAACTCACGATGTAACACCCACCGTGAGGGTAACGATATATGGAGCAGACGGAAACATCGACACATACATCACCAATAAAATATCACTCAACCCTGTCAAGGCATTTGAACCAGTAAGTTCTAAATTTATAGATTTAAGTGATATCACGGAAGTTCGTGGTAAAGGAAACTATATGATAAATCAAGATTCAAATCCCAATCCAACTTTGACGCTAATGGAAGGAGAAACTTATACATTTAACATAAACGCATTAGGACATCCATTTTGGATTAAAACTGTAAGGTCAACAGGTACTGAAAACGCATACAGTAGTGGTGTAACTAATAATGGAATTGCTAATGGAACAATAACATTTACAGTTCCATATGATGCACCTTCCACTCTTTATTACAATTGTGAAGTTCATTCTAGTATGGGAGGTATCATTAATATAATAGATGTACCCGCACCCGCACCACCAGAACCAACTCCAACTCCACCCGCACCACCAGAACCAACT